CAGATGGTGGTGATACTCGCTTACGTTTAAATGAACTTGATTTAGCATTAGTGGGGGGTGGTAAAGGTGGTACTAGTGGGCAATGGTCTAACGGTAGTTATTTTTCAAACGGTGCTGGTGGGTTACCTACGGCAATCACTATAAATTCAAACATAACTGAGATTTCTAGAAAACTTGGTAATGCAGGTATAGCTGCAAATCAAACTAATCATGTAGGCGGTGCTTCAGTAAGTCCTGAGGGTAATTGGGGTGCAGGTGGAGATGGCGCAAATGGAGTCGGTGATCTTGGTTGGGGTTTAGGTGGTGGCGGTGCTAGTGGCGGATTATTGGTTTGTAGATATTCTAATATCAGTGAAAAAATTCAATATATGACACTCATTGTTGGTGAACCTGGTCTTGCAACCGAAAGTAATGGTAATACTGGTAAAGCAGGTATTGGTGGCTTTGCTCGTGTAAGTACTGTTAAAGCTTAAATAGGTGAAACAGTATGAGAAATGATTATCGAAATGCTATTAGAGACTTAATTCACCGTAATCTTCAACAAAATAATATTCAGAATCTGATTGTTTGGGAAATCAAAGACGATGAATCTCAAGATCCATCACTGTTGAGTTTGAAATTATATGGTTCAAGAAACCATATTGATGCAGTACTTGTGGCGTGTGGTGTGAACGGCGTTTGGGAAAAGTTACCTCTTCATAAGGTGGCTTTTCCAAGGCTTGTTGATCTTTTAAGACTTCAAAAAGAATACTTGCAGGATAATTAATATGTCAGCATTCAAGCCAGATGATTTACGCCGTGCCCAACTGCAATTAAACCAATCTTTGCAAAATGGTGGAGTTCGTAGAGATCAACAGAGTCGTCAGCGAGCAGATAGAGAACAGCGGGCATTTGCCGAAAAAGAAATTGAATATGATGATTGGGGACGAAAGATCCCTAAGCCTATGTTCTTGCGACCACAAGATATTGCACAAGGCGAAAAATATGATGTAGAGAGAGTACTTTTTACAACATTAGGTCAGCGAAATGGAGAAGTACCACGGCGTATTACCCGTGATGATATTTTGGCATTTCAGGAAAACATTCAACTATTAAAAGATCAGTATAGTAAGGGTATTACCCCTCAAAACATCATTAATTTAAGCCGACAAGACGATATTGACCGGGCAAATGAGCAAATCTATTTGGCGGTACCAGTCAGCAGAAAAGCTGGTTTAGTGCACTTACTTACTAATGCCGGCCCAAATAGTAAGGTCTTAAATCATCACGTTGAGATTGAGTTTTCTAACTTTAAATCTGTTGTTTTTGATATCGATAAACAGGCATTAAACACCGTCAAAAACCGCTTGGCTAAAGGCAAAATCAAATTTCAGTGTGATTGCGAACGTCATACGTTCTGGTACCGCTATATGGCAACTATTGGCGGTTACAATTTAGGACGTGATGAGGGCGGCTTTCCAAAGATACGTAACCCGCATTTATCCGGTGTGGCATGTAAGCATGTATTGCGCGTTGTTAAGTGGATTAGTTCACCATCTGGGATTGCCTACCTTAAAAAGGAAGTAGAGAAAGACCGTAAAAAACAAGTAGGTGCACGGTATAAACAAACAGATAAGCAAATACAGAATTCAATTAACGAGCAAGTAATGGATTTGGTGAATGGTTCTGTTAAGCCGATCAAAGCCAATATCCAAAAAGCAGAAAAAGAAATGATGCGTAGAGCTGATAAAGTTGCCAAAAAGCTCTTAGAACGCGAATTAAAAACCCTCAAACGTTTTGAAGTGGAAACTGTTAGAGCGAGTCAAATTGAAAGAATTCAAGCCTTACATAAATCAGGCGCAATCGACAATGACATGCTAAATGTCTTTATGAAGGGTTTAAGTCGAAATGCTAAATAGATCAGTAAATCAAGTTGCAAATGGACGCCGTTTAGCAGCTAGACGTGTTGTGATGAATGCTCTAGCAAGTATTCCAGCGCAAATTTGGCGAAAAGAAGTAATTTTCAATAATCCAGCTGAAGATTCAAAACCTTTAGATCCTCTTTCTTTTGAAGCGAACACTTTATCGATTCAAGATGAACCCAACTACAAGTATGAATATAAGGGCGCTGCTTATGTTCATTTCGATAAATTTAATGGTGGTTATATTCAAAAGAACTTCTCAATGAATAACCCATCTGACTTGGTGCTAACTGCTCAAGTAGAGCCATTTAATGATGAGTTGGAAGATGTATTGGAAAGGATAATCAACATTCCCGACTTGATACTTAAAGAAGGGGATCTTTTAGGTTTAATGATTTATGAAAATCTAATGTTGTGGTTTGAAATTGTAAATATTACTGGTTTTAGCCTCATGGCTGATTTTGGCAGTAAGTATGTTTTAAACCGTAGAGATGATTTGTTTATTTCACCTATAGGTGATGGAGAAACCAAATGAGCTATTTAATTTTCAATGAAAAAGGTAAAAAGACTGGCGACATTGAAATAGCTGAACAATGTACTTCTGCAATTTTCAATTACCAGGTAATCGGGAACGGGGCAGAAGTAGAGTTTTTCGGAAGCAATGTTCCATATGCAGATCCGCAAAACGATTCTCACTGGGTGCCTATTCTAACTTTAACAGCTGCTGCACACGATACAGAACCGTTTAGACAGCATTGTTGGGATAAGCTCCGTTATAAAGTGAAAGCAGGTGATAATGTGGAGATTTATGTTTCAAGTGGTGTAAGCGGATAGCTATATAAGTAAAGGGCTGAGATGGTCTTTTAGCTACATTTTCTTTGTCCTCAATTTTGGGGACTTTTTTATGTTTGGAACCGACCAGCTTTAGTAAAAATACCCCATGTCAGACTTTCTGCATCTTACATAGAAAGCCAAAGGCTGGTTTAAAATGACTGTGTTAACAGAAGAAATTCGTAAAAAGTATGATGCTCAACAACTAGCTACTGTTCAGTGCCGAAATTACTATTTCAAAAGTCCTGAAGAGCTTGAAAATGGGTTTGACAGTGCTCAAACAGCGGCAGAAGAGTATCCAGAAGTATTAAAAGCAATTTTTGATTCAATTGGCATCGAATATGCGCCAGAAGTTGATAAAGCTGTGATGTTTGGGGTATCACAATATCAATCACGTCATGGCGGTGAATTACCGCATCCTTCAATCATTGCAGCTGCATTAACTGCTGGTTTAAGTGGTGCGAAACAAGCAGCTGCTTTGCCTGCCGAAACCCTTAGCTATTACGATAGTATTAATGAATCTGGTTTTGATGATGTAAATCACCAGCATCATGAATCTGTAAGCATCGTTCCAGCAATTACAGTTGCTACTATCGCCAACGTTATCGCTTATGCAACACCTATCGTTGCTATGATTCCCAACTCAAATGGCTCAAATGAAGTACCGATTGTATCTATTCGCTTTATCACCAACCGTGATTTTGGTGCAATGAAGAAATCAGAATACTTAGATGGTGCAAATGCTTCTAAGCCTTATGTTGAAGGACGATTCCGTTTTGCATTGTCTAATGGTGGCGCAGGTACAACTTATACTGTGACTGCACGAACTGGTTATAAAGACTTCAAGGCTAAAACACCTGACGCCAAAGCGAGTTTATTGCCATTTATTGCGGGTAATGTATCTATCAAGATCAATGGTAAAGAAGTTGCGCATACTCGAAATCGCAGTAAATCAAAATTTTCAGGCAAGATTTCTGCTATTGCTGAGAAAGACGTAGTAGTAAACGGCGTTGAATATCGTGTTGTTGGTAGCGAAATTGATATTTCAGCTAGCAAAATTAGCGTGACCTTAAATGAAGCATTACCAGCTGGTGCGAAAATTGAAGTTCATCTTGTGGCGGATTTTGATGCGCGTGATGGTAATGATAACTATCTATTAACCCCAGTTCGTGTTGATTTCGAAACTGAATATGAAACATTGATTGCGTCACCTATCATGGCACGGGTAACAGCTTCAACACTATTACAATCTCAGCTAACTAACGAACTTAAGCTTGGTTTTCTGGGGCAGGCTTTAGCAATTGTTCAAGGTAAAATCTTCTTAGAACAAACTGTACGTTTATTAGGTGAAGCAAAAGATTTAGCTGAATACTCCGCTCGTGAAGTTACTTTTGATGCGTCTCGTGGTGTGACTGGAAAATTAGCAGCTGCATTTAATACTTCAGGTGACTTGTTTGCGGAAGTAAATAAATTTATTGCAGCGGCCAAATTGGATATTAACCAACGTACTGGTGGCTCTACCGTAGCATTTGACTTATATGTTGGCGATACTGGGTCAGTATTCTTTAATCAACTGTCAAGCGACAAGATGCCAGTTAAAACCGGATACACTGCTGGTTATGGTCAAATTGTCCGTATTGGTACTCTTGCAGATGGTACTAACGTTTACCACGCACCGTCAGCACAAGAGCTTGTAGCTGAAGCAGATACAGCGTTTGATATGCTTTTAGTTGGTCGTGGTAATGAGCCAATTCGTGCGCCGTTCGTTGGCTTTATTCAAACGCCTCTATCAGTTATTGAAACTCGACCAGACGCGCGTGAATCAGTACTTACTTTAATCGGTGCTCAAGCAGCCGAAATGAACCCGTTAGAACGTTATGCTGATCAAAGCTATGTCATCCACTGTATCAATATGCCATCACTCAAAAATTCGTAAGTAAAACAAATAAGGGCGCATTTCGATGCGCCTTTTTACCCTATTTATTGAAAGGAAAATCTCATGGCTACAGCAACACAAAACACTGACGAAACTTTAGCTTCAACTGACGAACAAGCGACTACTAAATCAAAAAACACACGTAATAAAACCAATAAAACTACAGAAACACAGAATACCCAAGCAGGTGATGACAAAACTTCAGATCAAGGTGATTTGTTAAATAGCCAAGGTCCTGAAAACGGCGTATCTCAAAATGAAGGTGAGCAACCTACTGATTTGAAAAATGGCGATTCAGATAATGAAGATTCCAGTACTAAAGATAATGGAAATTCAACTGAATCTTCAAATAAGACACAAC